AGATGCTACATTAACAACACCAGTAGATGGCACAACTTGGACTGCTTATGTTAGTGGCGGCAATGCTGTAGGGGTTGGTACATATACTGACTTAACTATTCAAGGCGGCAATGTTTCTATCAGTAGCAATGACAACACTTGGGAATTTGGTAGTGATGGTAACTTGACATTACCCGCGGGCGGTACTATTGCAGAAGGTGGTGGACTTACTGGTGCTATAAAACTCACACCTGCTGGTGGTGCTAATGATAACCAAGCATTATTGATTTATCCCACAGGCACCGCTGAAGGTGATCACATACACTTAACCGCAGGCGGCGGACCAACTGAACTGTATCTCGGCAGTGATTATCAATATGTTAAATTAGTCAATGGTGGCAATGTAGAAGTACAAGCATCCCAACCAACTTCCCCGTATGACACAGCAACTTGGACCTTTGGAACAGATGGCAGATTGATCAATCTAGAAGGGTTAACCTTAACAGCTGGCGGACAATTTAATATTTGTACCATACTCACTGGCGGCAGTGGATATGATACTGGAAGTGCTTTGAAGGCAACCACTGGTGGTTCAGGCACAGGAATGACAGTGGGCATAGGCTATGGATTGAGTAACCAATTAACAAATGCCGATGTAGTAGATCCGGGCACAGGATATGTTGATGGTGATGTTATTACCGTGTCTGGAGGCACCGGTGGCACATTTGTTATCACCCAATACAATGAACAAGCCAATCAAGGCAACAACAACTTTATTGAATCCAACTGGGTATTTGACATAGATGGTAATTTAACATTACCAGGTAACACATTTGCTGTTAACTATGCTAACGGAACTCAAGTATCAATTGGTGGAGGCAGTAATACAGGTAATGTTACATTTGACGATAATATTGTTATAGGTACTAGCAACTTAAAGTTACAACCTGATTCTACTAATAGTAGTGCTTATTTAGATATCTATCTAACCGGTGGCCCAGACATTCATATTGCTGGAAACGGCGAAACTGTAATTCTTGGAACTGATGACTTTGCTAATGTCACTGTCAATGTTGATGGCAATGTGTCTATACAATCCGGTAATGCTAGTGGCACACATACTTGGAACTTTGGCACAGATGGTAATTTAACATTACCAGGTGACATATTTGCAGTTAATTATTCTAACGGCACACAAGTATCATTAGGAGGCAGCTATAGTAATGCTGACGTTGCTAACTATCTTCCAACTTACACAGGTAATGTTTCTGCAAATTACTTTATTGGTGATGGTAGTCAATTGACAGGATTACCAGCCCCAGTAGTTACACAAGATATCACCTCTACCGGTGCTATGAGCATAATGACATATGATGGCACTATAAAATATGTAAACTATGCTACCGTTGAACCATCCACAGGTAATATTACCGGCAACTATTTCATTGGTAATGGTAGTGTATTAACATCTATAACCGGCGGTAATGTAAGTGGTCAAGTTGGTAATGCATTGATAGCAGGTACTGTCTATACAAATGCTCAACCAAATATCACATCATTGGGTGCATTAAGTAGCTTAACAATAACTGCTAATATTACTAGTGGTAATGCTGATTTAGGTAACTTAGTAACAGCAAACTACTTTACTGGTAATGGATCGCTGTTAACTGGAATAACAGCAGGTACTAGTTATGCAAATAGTAATGTAGCAACATTCTTAGCAAGTTTTGGTAGTAATACAATCAGTACGACAGGTAATGTTAGTGCAGGTAATTTTATAGGTACTCTTGCTAACGGTAATAGTAATATAACTATTGCTGTGGCAGCAGGTAATGTAGTTACTAACGTTAACGGATCAACAATATTAACAACATATTCAGGTGGTATTAAAGTTGGTGGCAGTGGTATATTACAAAGCCCGGGCGGCGCAGGGTCTATTACATTAAATAACAACGGTGCTAACATTCCAACTGCTAATATCACTACTCAGTTGAATGTTACCGGTGCTAGTGGTGCAAACATATTAGGAACTACAAATACTGGTATTGGAGCATTGAACGTTGGTGTAACTACAACACCATTAGCAAATACAGTAACAAGTTTTAATAGTAACGTAAATTACTATACTCAAGTTACATTACAAAATAAGAGTACTGGTACTGACGCCACTGCTGATTTTGTAATAACTGCTGATAATGGTAGTGACACAGTAAACTACGCTGACTTTGGTATTATCAATAGCGGTTACGATGCTAACACACCTACGAACAGTTTAGGTAATATTGTGTATGCGGCTGACACATACATATATGCTCAAGGTAATGCTAGTGCTACCGGACAGTCAGGCGGTAACTTAGCAATTGGTACAACGGTTGCTAGTAAGACAGTTAAGATTTTTGCAGGTGGGGTAACATCAAGTAATATTGTTGCTACATTTGCTAATACTGGGCTTGCAGTTACTGGTAATGTCACCGCAACGAATTTTAGTGGTAATATTTCTATCACAGGTAATGTAATAGGAACTAGTCCAAATGTTTCATTGGTTGCAGGCAGTTATACAATGACTTTTGACAACACTGGTATCTTAACCTTACCAAGAATGGGCGGTGATGAAGGTGGTGAGATTAATTTAGGCATTCCTGCATCCAATACTACACTATCAACTCGGGTAGTTCTTGATGTTTACCAAGATAGATTGAGATTCTTTGACGGCAGTACCAAAGGTGCTTATATTGATTTGAGTCAAGCCAGCTCAGGTGTTGGAACCTTGCTTAACAATCGTGTCAGCGGATTAGTTAATGCCGGTACTTTTGTAACCATGGATCTTATCAAAGCCACAGTCACATCAAGCGGTAATCGTGGATTAAGTTTAGCAACAACAACCGGAACAGTTGCATACAGTATAGGTGGTACTTATGGTATGGCAACACCCGCTAGTGGCGGCAGTGCTGGTACAGGAACATTGACAACAACTGCTACTGCCTCAATATTTAATTGGGGCTTCACCAGTACCGGTGATACATCAACTTATATCTTAACTGATACTACAAATAGTAGGGCCTATCGTATCACACTACAAATAGGCGCTAGTTTCAACAACAACATGATTTCAATTGAGAGATTAATCTAATGATTATACAAGGTGTAACTTTACAAGGTCTAACAGTATATGACAATTCGTTTAATAGTAACGGTGCGTTGTTGTATGTAGATGCTGGCAACACTGCCAGCTATCCTGGCACAGGAACAGCCTGGACTGGTTTATCAGACAATGCTAGTAATGCTACATTAGTAAATAGCCCTACCTTCACCAGTGCTGGCGCCGCCAGTTATTTTACTTTTAGTGGTACAGGTGCACAGTATGCTTCAACAACAGCAAGTAAGTTTAATGTTGCCTACACTGGTAAAACTGTTATAGTGGCCGCAAGAATGGCTAACAGTTCTTTTTCAACCGGCACATACCGTTGCTTGTTTGGCACCAATGGTGGCACTAGAAATTTTAATACCTATATGTACTTTGATGGATCAAACTTTAAACTACATTACAGTGCCAATGGCGTTGGAGGTTTTAGCAACAATCTATCAATAGCATATATGCAGTGGCTTGTTATCGCAATTACGCATACCACCGGCGGACTAGTAACTTATTATCTCAACGGACAACCTGTGGGAACTAACACTGGTGTAACATTTGCTCAATATAGCGCCAACAGTGGAGAATATGTAGCTTTAGGTGACAACTACTGGTACGGAGACATTGGTATGACTGCTGTATATGGACGGGCACTATCTGCGGATGAAATAACACAAAACTATAATGCATTATCTCTTAAATATTTCAGTGTAACTACTAATTTAGTCGCTTATTACAATCCTGATTTAACTACAAGTTATCCGGGAACAGGAACAACATTGTTTGATATTTCCGGCAACGGATTAAATGGTACAATGAGCAACATCACTTATACTGATCCGTACTTTACATATAATGGAACAAGTAGTCAGGTTAATATTCCGGATAATGCATTATTAGAACCTGGATCTGGAAGTTGGACTATGGAAGCCTGGGCTTATCTTAGTAACACAGGTGGAGGAACCAAAACTATTCTAGGTAAATTTGATCCCGGAGGTGGCTCACAAGATGTGTCATATTCAATACGTATAGCTACAGCCACCGCGTTCGCTCAGATGGGTGATGGTCTAGGTAACTACGTCAACAGTACAAGTTACACAATGTCGCTTAATACTTGGGTACATATTGTGTATGTTTGGACAAACGGTGCCACTAAAACACTAGTAACTTACATTAACGGTTCTAGCATAGGTTCGGTGTCACATACCCTATCTAGCCTATTAAATACACCATCTAACTTGTATCTAGGCAGTTACAACAATGGAGAATATAGTCAGTATTTTACCGGCCGTATAGGTATAACAAGATTGTACAATGCCGCACTAACCGCTAACCAAGTACTACAGAACTTTAACGCTAACAGGTCAACATACGGTCTATAAGATTATAATAAATATAACCAATTAATTTACTATAAATAACAATAAATTTTATAAGTTATTTTAAATGATTAAACATAGACCAAAAGATACCAGAAAACATATGAATGTTGGATGGTTTGAAACATATCGTTCATTTAGCAATAACAGTTACTGGGATACAAACTATATCAATTACTCTATATTAGAAGTAATCAATGATGATAGAGTTCAACCAAGACATTTTGTACCCGTACATCAACACATGGATATGGAGATACTGGGCTATGTAATTAATGGTCCATGCTATCATAACGACAACTTACGCAATATACTACAAGTACCGACAGGCTCAGTTCAACATATGACAGCTGGGTCTGGTATTTGGCATATTGAGGGTAATAATTCAGATAAACCTATTCGTTATTTGCAGATATGGTTGCGCCCCAATAAAATGGGAATACCCCCTAAATATGATGGATATCAGTTTACTAGAGAAGATAAATTAAACAAGTTTGCAAATATTGCTAGTCAAAAAGGTAGTCCAGTTACTATACAAAGTGATGCTATAGTAAAAGCTGGTATTTTTACAGAATCGTATACTGAAAATCTAGACCCCACTTGTAAATATTACTTGTATATAATTACAGGTAAAGCTACTATCAATGGGAATGAATCAGTTGAGGGTGATGGATATATGTTTGAGCAAGAAAACATGTTAGAAATAACTAGCCCTGATGATTCAGAAATGATACTTTTTAATTTACCTTGACAACTATCCAAAAACGATAAATACATAATATATGGAATTTGTATTATGAAAATATCCTCTCTTTTTGAAATGACAACGACAGTTAGCAGTCCTTCAGGACTACAGAGTCAACAAGCACCTAAATTTGGTCGTGATCCAAACGTGTTAGAAGATGAAAAGATTGAAGAAACTACTTCAGGTTCTATTGCTACAGTAGCACAGCCCATGGGAAGTATGCAACGTAGGGGTAAAGGTAGTATGTTTCAAGGCATCAGTTCTAGCGAAAAGTTTCCAAACAGCAGAAAAGCTGGTATTAAAGAAGAAGCAATAAGCGAAGATGATATCAGCGAAGAACAATTACTAGCAAAATCAAAAAGAAAAGAATTCTTTAACAAATCAAAAGCCCGTGACATAGGTAATAGACCAGAAGACCGTGATATCATGGCAAAAGAAGAATTCGACGGCGGCGGTGAATACAATGATGAAGTAGACATGGTGCAAAATAATCTACATACTATTGTTAGAGTATCAGGTCATTTGGGCAACGAATTACAAGCAGATGAAAATTTACCAGAATGGGTACAAGAGAAAATTGCAGTAGCCAAATCTATTATGGTTACTGTCATGGATTATATGATTAGTCAGCATGAACGTGGCAATGTCTATACGATAGATGAAAATACTGGTTCAAAGAGAGATGAATACACTCAGGAAGCAAACGCATTAAAAGCATGGTTGGCTCAGAACAGTCATGACCAATATGCAGACCACTATGGTTCTTGGTCTACGTGGAATAATAATCGTATGCGCTACGAAAAATTATTAGATTTGATTAAGCGTTTGGATAACGGACAGGGTATGGCAGAAGTTGCACCTCCCGGAGCTAAAGCAGAACGCATGGTAAAACACATCAAAAAGAGTTATAGCAAAGATGGTAAACTAAGTCCTAAAGAGAAAAGTATTGCTTATGCTACTGCATGGAAAGCACACAACAAAGGTAAAGTTAAAGAGCAAGGTGTGGCGGAGGGCTACCAGTTAGATGAAGGTGCTATTGAAACTATTACAGCATTAGTCAAGAAGATTCCTGGCATTGGCAAATATTATCAAATGGCACAACAATACAAGCCACAATTGATTGAAATTCTGAAGACCAGCAAGTCTGGTAAAGAAGTTAAACAAAAGATGGAACAATTGGCAGCAGGTCAGTCTGCCACAGTCGCCGAATCGGGTATGACGAAACAACTTGGTGGATTGGCAGTAGGTGGCGGCAGCATTTTATCTACAATGTGGATGAATGCTATGGGAATGATTGATGGTGTATTGGCACACGCAGCCGCAGGCGAAGTAGGAGGCGCAGTAGCATCTGGTAGTATTCTAGGATTGATTCCTGTAACACTAATGTTATTTGCGGCAATGTTAATGTTCAAAGGATCAAAACAAAGTAGCGATGAAAAAGCACAAGCATTTCAAGCACAACGTGGTCAGCAAGGTGTGGCGGAAGGCACGGACGGACAAGTTGTGTTTTCGGGCACCGGTGCTGATGGTGGCAAATATGAAATCATTCAGTCCAGTCCCACAGACTTCATGATTCACGCCAACGGTAAGCACATTGACACTTATTCAAGTCTACAGCGAGCCATGAGTGTGCTCAAAAATGAAGTACCAGGATTAACTAAAGGTGTGGCGGAAGGTTCTACTACCGGACCAACAATTAAAGGCAATAAGATTTATTATGCAGACCATGTTGTAATACTTGATCCAGCAATTTACAATTCAGATCCAGCACTATACGATGAGTATGTGCGTGATATAGCTGGCGAAGACTTAGATCCTCAAGGCGATGCAAAATACCACAAGTATGAATTAGACCGAATCAACAACGATGGGTCTTGGACAGTTAGAAAATTAAAACCAAAAGGTGTGGCGGAGGAAAGCAAAGGCTTATGGGCTAACATACATGCTAAACGTGAACGTATTAAACATGGTAGCGGAGAACACATGCGTAAGCCAGGTAGTAAAGGTGCACCGACTGCTGATGCATTAAGAAAGTCAGCAAAGTGAAAATAACTGATGTTTTAGTTGAAGGTGCGTTTGGTAAAAACTTATATTACCAAGTTGATAACCAAGATAAAAATAGTGCATTGAAAGTTCAACAGCATTTTCCTTTTTATCCAACTAAAACTGAAGGCATATGGAAATGCCCTATAATGAAAAATGAAAGTTTTCAAACAGAGCAAAAGAAAAGACAGATTCTTAATCACTTATTCACACCTATCGTTGATATAAAGAAGCACCTTAAGGGACTAAAAGAATTTGCTGATACTGGTGACGGTGATAATGGTGGACAAGATGGTGAAGAAATTTTACGCCAATTAGCTAAACAATGGTGGTTAGGTACTGAACAAGACATGATTCGTGCTGAACGCACACTAGCAAGTATGGGCTGGGAAATCGGTGAAGATGAAGGTAGTTATGATAATGGTGGCGTGTTTGTAGTACGTGCAGGGGACACAAACGGGAAAAGTTACATATCATGGTCCCATGAAGATTTGGAGAATTAAATGAAAATAACAGAATTATACGAAGGTGCAGAACCCAAATTACCTGGAGCCCCTAGTGGCATTAAAATTATGTCAGTTGACCAGTTTGTTTCTGATCCTGAAGCCGATGATTTTGTAGATGGTAATGAAGAAGTTGATGAAAATACTACCGAGCCAATTAGTAGTAGAATTAACAGGATACAAATGAATGATTATTTGGCAAAAGCTGATGTATTACATAGTAAAATGTTAGATGCCAATAAAAGGCGCGACTCAGAAACTTGGGAAAAGTTAAAACAACAATATTTAGAACTAGAAAAACTTGCCGGTAAAGGTATGATACCTGAAGCAACTAAACTTCCTATCGACCAGCGTGATATAGGTGGACAAGAATTTCAAGATTATATGACACGAATTGCTGGCACTCCTGACATTGATAAAAAGACAGGTCAAGTAAAGTTAGATAAAAAAGGCAAAGAAAAATATGTGTCTGGAAAAACAAAACAAGACAAATATCGTATGCCTTATATTCACCGTAGTAGTGTAGTCAAGTACTATGATCCTGCAGGTAACAGATACCGTGAAGAAGATGTTAAACAAGCATTAGCAGTACGTCCAAAGAAATTACTAAAGCAAAATGAAAAGATGAAGCACAGTAATGGAGACTTAGAACAGTTCTTCAATATTGGTTTTGCCGCATTAGTTGGTATTGCATTAGACGAGAACACAAACAATTTAATTGTTGTTAATACATGTCCTGGCGCTGGCAGCTGTAAAATAGATTGCTTTGCTATGAAGGGCGGCAAGATTCAGTTTGAAGCGGCTTGGTTAAGTGACGGACGCATCATTACATATCTATTGAACAACCCAGATGGTTTCTTTGAGCAACTAGCAAATGAAATTGCTAAAGAAGAAAAATTAGGTAAAAAGGGCGGTTATAATGTAACTATTCGTTGGCATGACGCTGGCGACTTCTTTAGTCCAGAATACTTAGACTTAGCATTCAAGTTAGCAAACAGCTTACCTGATGTTAAATTCTACGCTTATACAAAGATGGCTGGTGCCGCACTAGCACAGAAACCCGATAACTTCATTATCAATTGGAGTGAGGGTGCTCATACAAGCCAAGAGAAACAAGTTAAGGCAGCTGATCCTAAATTAGATACAACTAAAAATAGTCGTATTGTACCAACTGGACTATTCCAAGACTTATTAGTTAAAGATGCTAAGGGTAATTTAGATAAGGGTAGTGAAGGACAATGGCAAATCATACCTGAAAAGTTACCTGAATTAAAACAACGTTTAGCTACCGAGTATGGATTAAGTGCTAATTCAATATTAAGTTATGACGAGTGGGCTACTAAAGGTCAAAAGATTCCTAATATGAAATGGAATGTTATTATTGCTCCCGGTGAACCAGACTTGACTGCAAATGATACTGGTGTATTAAGTACATTATTATTGAAGCACTAAATATGGACAGAGGCGTAATTGATTTTTACTTAAAGAACAAAGGAACCCCACCGGGGAAATAATATGTTAACTGATAACTTAAAAATACTATTAGCAAGTACAAATGCACTTGCTATCAAAGCACAAAACTTTCATTGGAATGTTGAAGGTGCCGACTTCCCACAATATCATAGTTTCTTTGACAATTTCTATACAGAGGTATATGGTTCAGTAGATAGAGTTGCAGAATATATTCGTACCTTAGATAGCTATACCCCAGGCAGTTTAACACGCTATGCTGAACTTAGTATTATTCCAGATCAAACTAAGATTCCACGTGCTGAATTGATGTTTACTGAATTGCTAACGGACAACGCTAAGATGATTGATTTTCTAAATATGTGTTTTCAATCAGCTACAGAAGAAAACAAACAAGGCATTGCTAATTTTATCGCAGAAAGATTAGATGCACACGAAAAACATCAGTGGATGATTCGCAGTGTTCTTAAAAAAGAACGAGCATAATGAGAGCATCAGAAATCATTGCAGAAGATTTAACTCGCAGAGGGTTTCTTGGTGCAATGGGTGCCGGAGCAGCCACAGGAGCACAAGCCTCACTAGGCTTAAAAATGCCCACAGATTTCAATGTATTAAGTAACAACCCACAGAACGAAATCACTTTGCAAAAAGTTGCAATAGGCTCAGGATTAAAAGGACCAGAATTGGCTCAATTCTTGGCTCAGATGAAACACGAATCATGGAACTTTGAACGACTAAAAGAAAAGCCAATGGGTAAAGGCTATTTTGAAAAAAGATACGGTGTTCAATATGCACCCAAGACAGCAAGAATATTAGGAAACACTCGTCCAGGAGATGGTGAAAAATATCATGGCAGAGGGTTTGTACAGTTGACTGGTCGTGATAATTATAGAATGGCTAGCCAAGCATTGAATATAGATTTAATCAATCATCCTGAATATGCAGCCAGACCTGACATTGCTGCCAAGATTGCTATATGGTATTGGAAAACTAGAGTTAGACCTAATATAACTAATTTCAAAGATACTGCTACTGTTACCAAATATATTAATCCAGCAATGCGTGGACTTAAAGATAGACACGAAAACTTTATAGATTATTATAGAATATTATGAGAGCAACAGAGTTCATCACAGAAGCCCCATTACAAGATTATGTACCATTGGGTGATTTTGAAAAGAAAGGGCAGTTTAATCCAGTAGACCGTAAACTGATTACACATCCTGTTACTCAAACAAAAGCAATTAAATTTTTAGAGAACACACCTTATAATTTTAGATTGTTTTTTAATAATAGTCCAGGACTACGAAAGTTTAAAGAATACGGAGCAATAAATCCAAATGAAGTTAAAAATATCTTTAGCAAAGAGCAAGCAGATTTAATTGTTAACAGGCACGAAAATGCAATTACTATTGTGTTTATAGGTAACACCGGTGACAGAGCAGTTATGATGACGCCGTGGGTAATGGCACATAGATTTGGTCATGCAATTACTGCATCAAATCGTAATAATTATGGCACATCAAGAGGTAATATTGCTGATCCATGGAATAAGGCAGAGAGTTATTTCTTTAATTATATCAATAAGATTCTAAAAGATTATTATAATAAATCAGCAGAGCATAGGTATACTAATACTGCTGTTAATTGGAACCTACAACAAGAATACGGTGCTTTTTTCAATGCTATAGGCACACAGCGTAGTAGTCGCACCGGACAGATAAAAAGACCATATGAATTTATGTATGAATTATTTGCACAATATCTAAAAGACGGTAGAATTACGTTAAATCCACTACCAGTTTCATTAGACTATGGTAGAAAAGCATGGGGTAGAACAACTAAGTTTATGAGATTGAATCCTGAATTACAAAATGATGAATTATTACGCGGAGAAGCTAGCTTAGAATTATCAAATGTATTATCTAATTTGTTTGACTCTGTGCTACGCGCCAGTGTAGGTAAAATATATATTATGTGAGGAATAATGAACCACTATCTAACTTATGTAAAACACAGCTATGAAGTTATACTTGAAGCCGAAAGTAAACTTTGTGTAAATTTAGAACATAATGTAGAGGCTTACGTGGTTCATTTGTTCGCACGATACTTAGATAATCCAAACTTAAATCGTGAACCAGTATGTATCAAAATTATGGAAGGTACACGCCTACCCATTGAACAACGAAAGAAAGTTCTAAGCAGTGTAGCAGATGAGTGCCTATTAATCAATGGGTTAGAATTAGCAAAAAATCGCTGGCCCAGTAACAATTACTATAAAGAAATGGGTTGTCTAGCATATGACCAAGTAGCATATACTGAGCGCCCACCGGATATATTCTATGTAGGATTAGCAGAGAAATTCAATCTAATCAGCAAAGTTTTAAATAAATGTAAAGTACCATTGTAATTAGACTAAGTAAGTTATTAATGGGGTATATATGGGTGGATTTAGAAACTTTGCTAATAAAATACTGCAAATGACAGGTTTGCGGGATGAACGAGAACAAGACAATTTTGTTTATATCAAATTTGATAAAAAAATCCCTACATCAAAATACAATGTTACATTTGATGTATTGCAGGAAAATGTAAATATTCCAATAGGGCAAAATCCAAATAACAATATACCTTTTGTTCATGGTAAGAATATAGGTAATTTCTCAGTATTATGGGTTTGTTGTAATAACGGGGATGAAAATATTACTAAGAAGTTTGCCGCGGCTTGGCAAGGAGATGATAACTGTACATTCTTTAGACCCAAGTCACATAGTGGTATTATAAATTCAGGGATTGAATCAGTAGACCAAACTGATCATAGTTATGAACCTGAAAAAATAAATTTCTTTTATACAATGTTATTGGATATCATGTATCCAGATGAAACAGAATACACTACATATAGAATAGTATTGGCACACGGTAGTGGTAAAAAGTTGAAATATACCGCAGAATTAGTTACCGATTTAAAACTACACGGATATGAAGCATACACAGATAAATTAACAGGTAAATTTTCTCGTTATACACCTAAATACGATAGAACTTCAGGAAAAGATCAAAATGATTGGTTTTTAGGGGTAGCAGGAGATATATTACACGGGTATGATCAGATTATGAAGTTAAGATACAATCCTGTATTAAAGTATAGAGATAGCAACAATAAGGATTGGTTATTGACTAATAGCGTCAATAAAACACGTCCTATATTAATTAGACCAACTGACATTAATACCTTTGAAATAAGATTTTTAGAGTGGGATTAACATATGCAATATCCAGTATATCCAGAACAAGAAGGGGAATGGGACAGACCTTTGAACCCATATAGCCCTGTATAGAACTCGCCTTAGGACCGAGTAGCCGGCTGCTGGCTGCATGATAGGATTCGCTACCCAATTCATCAAAGTGAGCATAAATACTATACTATGAGAGCAGAACTACTTTACGAATCCGCAGTCGATGAATTAAAAAAGAAATTACCTAGCCTACGCAAAATAGACTACAGTACTATTGACAATTTAATGCAACGCATCAGTAAGCGTTACAAGATCACCGGCAAAAAATTACATGACTTATTTGTGAGCAAATACGGTCATACGCCAGACACCTGGATAAAAAAATACAAAGAAAAGCTAGGTGAAGAAGGTGTGGCGGAAGATTTGTCAGAAGCTAGAAATAGTTTATTTGCTTTTGTGAAGCAACAGTTTCCTACTTGGCCTGATTATGTATTGAAAGACTTCTTATATCCACAAGCCAAGGGCATCCGTGACCAAGCAGAGTTAGATGATTTTCTCAAAAGAAATAAACAAGACTTTGGTAATTGTAAATGGACACTGACTAAACTGCCTATAACATTTGATATCTTTACACCAAAGACTCAGCGTATGCTTGCTAGTCGTGAAGGTGGTAGTTCTAATCCTTTTCAAGTTCCAAGAGATGCCGAAAGACATGCACAACAATCACAAATGATTCAGCAAAAAGGCGTAAGTGCTGAACCTATTATTGTTGCTAAATTATCAAACGGGTATGATTTGATTGAAGGTTGGCACAGAACTATTCAACATTTGAAGGCATTCCCTCAAGGATACACAGGCCCTGCTTGGGTATGCACTGGGGCCACATACAAAAGTGAAAGCGTTGAGCAAGGTGTGGCGGAAGGTTTAGATGAGGCAGTAGGCGGTAACTATCTATATCACGCTACAAGTGCGAGTGGTCTTAAAGGAATGTTATCGTCGGGTAGTATTCGATCAGCAAGAGCACCACAGGCAGCAACCTCAGCGCAAACCAAACTGCCTACAGTAAGTGTAACCAGAGATTGGGGTTATGCTAATGGTGTTAACGCACAAACACAAATGGTAAGCATTGGTAGAGATGCAATATTAGTACTAGATCGTAATGCAGTTGAAAGTAATTTCAAAACATTAGGTACAAGTCAAAGTACAAATATCAAAGGACTAGCATTCAATCCATATCTTACAAAAAATGGAGTGGCAAGATCACAGAACACAGATCCAATGGCAAGAAATATTGCAAAGGCCAAGGCAAAAAACGCCGAACCTACTGCAAAAGCAGGTGGAGAATTTGAAGAAGCAGTAGTTGTTCCAAAAGGTGCATTGCCTTTAAAAGGAACAATGGTTGGGTTTTGGGTTAATCCTAAAAGCGAACTGATGAAAGATCCTTCTATAATGAATGATCCTCGTAGATTAGATATGGTAAGACCCAATCAATTTACAAAAGCAACACAAACGCAAGGTGTGGCGGAAGATTGGCAGAAAGTCAACAAGAGTGACAAGACTGATGGCATGAGTGGCAAAGCAGTTAAAGCATATCGTAGAGAGAATCCAGGTAGTAAGTTAAAGACTGCTGTAACAACTAAGCCAAGTAAATTAAAGAAGGGCAGTAAAGCTGCCAGCCGTCGTAAAAGTTTCTGTGCTAGAATGGGTGGAATGAAGAAACATAATGCTAGTGTCAAGACTAAGCGAGATCCAGATAGCCCAATCAACAAAGCATTGCGTAGATGGAACTGTGAATCTATTGAAGAATTACAACAATTAACAATGATTGCTGAACAAAAAATTGCTGAGGCAAAGAATCCTGCAATGCAAGCTGCTATTGCTATTGCTAAAAAAAAAGAGAGAATGAAAGAAGGTGAAGTGTTGCAATTCCCCAACAAGCAACAACCTACTAAACCTAACGTAAGTCCATTACAAAAGAAAAAACAAGTAACACAACGCACAACTAGTCAGAACGTTGTGCCAATTGCTAAAAAACCAGCCGGTATTACTTGGAAGAAGTTACCCAAAGATGTATTGAAATTAGCTAACGATTGGTTCTGGGCTGACATGGAAGATGGAGGTTCAGCAGCCGTACTAGATCCAAAAGGATATGGTTCTGGTACTAGAAATCAATTACAATTTATCACGGCACAACTACAACAACGTGGTTGGAATATTGATCATGATGAGGAAGTTGATAACGTCTTACTCACCAATAAAACGGGCCAGTCTGTTCTACTACCAAGAGATGATGCATATGACTTTAAGGGTTGGGCAGCAGGCACGAATAGTCATTTACGTGAATCTATTGAACAAAAAGATGATGTGCAAAAAATTAAAAATTTTATTAAATGGTCGATGATAACATTGAATATAGAAAAGCCATATCCTAAATTTACATTGAGTAGAGATACAGAACAGGCACAAAAAGGTCATCGCACTGGAATGCACACTGGAGATAGAATTTGGGTATATATTGAGAATAGAAATTTAGTTGATATATTCCGTACTATATTCCATGAGTTAGTACATCATAGACAAGACCAACTTGGTATGATTAAGCACGGTGATAGCTATCCTGGAAGTCCTATTGAAGCACTAGCAGATATGATGGCAGGCAAGTATATAAAAATATACGGTAAAGAACATTCAGATATATTTCAATGAGAGCAAAAGAATTTGTATCAGAGGTGGTTAATCCAGAAACATTAGGTGATCCTAATGATACTAGTTCTGGACCAAGTTGGGAGCATGAGGTTCGTATAGGTCCATACATCTATAAAGCAGAACATTACTTAGCATTAGGTGATATACCTGGATTAGTAATAAGTGCATACGACCCAAGACAACCAGTAGGTAAACAGTATATAGGCCAGGCCGTATTTGTACTTCATACTGAAGAAGATAATCAACAATGGCTTCAAAGTGACGAGACACAAGTTGAAGAAAAATATCGTAGTAAAGGGGTAGCAAGTACAATGTATGCTTATGCTAAAATGTTAGGGAATGACATTAAACCAAGTCCTTATCAAAGTCAAATGGGTAAACAAATGTGGCATAAATGGAATGAAAAGGGTGATGCACAGCACCTAGTACCTGAAAAATAAAATGAGAGCCTGTGAGTTTTTAATTGAATACAATAGAGCCAAAACTGCACAGATGGTAGGTCCGCAGTTGATAAATGCCTTTGCAACAGGCGGAGACAAACAACAGTATCAATTCTATAATACAACATTTGTATTTCCTGATGGTCAACCAAATACAGAAGCAATACTTGCAGAAGTATTACGTAACTTAGAAGAAGCAGATCCAACTAAAAATAAAATATATGTTCCATGGTTAGCACGTGAGTATGCTAAACAAAACATCAAACGTTTAGAAGATGCACATGTGTTAGGTCCATTGTTAGCAGATTATGACAAATATAAAAAGCGTAATGATTTTCGTGCTGATGCTAAGGATATCATGCGGTTGACCTATCCTCAGTTCTACACAATAATGAATAACTATGAGCCTCCAGCAGAGCCACTAAAAGATAAAGGGCAAGCAGTAGAAGTTTATAGAGATAATGATGTAAGAGTTGTTATACCAGAAAATGAACAAGCTGCTTGTTATTATGGTCAAGGTACTCGTTGGTGTACAGCAGCCACAAAAGGAACAAATTATTTTAGTAGATACAGTAGTAAAGAAAGACCATTGTATATTTTGTTACCTACCCAACCTAGCTATGATGGTGAAAAATATCAATTACATTTTGGTTCAGACCAATTCATGGATGAACAGGATGACCCAATTAATTTATACGAATTGTTAACTGAAAGATTCCCTGACCTTTACAAATACTTCATTACAAAAGAACCTGAAGTTAAAGAGTTGGTTCCTTTTACAGATGATGCTTTATTAGCATCAATGGGTTTACAAATTCGTGATTTAACAATGGATCATGTTTATCAAATGGCAAGTGATTGGGAAGACAATGACAGTTATTTTAAAGACTGGCAATTAGACACCGCTAAAAAAATGGGTATCATTAATGATGAAATGGATGATGACGAAATCTGGGAAGTCATACATGATAATCCTAAAATTAATGACTACTTTGATTATAATGATGATGCTAGAAGATTTTTGGTTGATATAAAAAGTGCATTAGCAGTAACACCATCACAGATGAAAGAAATTGCTATTGATATAATGAATGATACAAATGAGTCGGATGAACCTGTAACTTATTACAATTTAGGTCTGATAATGGCTCATCATATAAAAAAATATTTTAATCCTTATTGGAAAAATTATGGGTGGCGTAGTAGAAATGATGAAGACCATGGTGTTGCTGAGTGGGTAGCAGAACATATTTCTATTAGCAGACAAGGACAAGTAAGTTACGCAAGATAAGGGTAAATCTTTACACAAAAAGTTTGACTTCTTTACGATTTCATGTATAATAAGTACTTTCTCAAGGAGTATTTATGAGTGATGTGAAAACATTCAACGGCGATCAGAAGATTAAACTTACCCAACTTGTCAATGAGGGTATGGCAGTAATGCACGAAATTGACACATTAAATGGTGGTCTTACAGACACTATCAAAGCAATTGCAGAAGAACTAGAAGTTAAACCTAGTGTACTTAAGAAAGCAATCAGAGTGGCCCATAAAGCGAGCCTAACACAATCAAATCAAGAACACGAACAACTCAACACTATTTTGGAAACAGTGGGTAAAACAATATAATGGTGTTACCTCTGATAAATAATATAGGGCGAACAGGAGTAATTACCTTTCTGTGCCGAATCACAGATAGCCCATCTATTACTATTCGGAGTATCAAAATGAGTTCAAGAAAACACAGATTAGTCTGGGAATCCGTTAACGGTCCTATACCAAAAGACCTAGACGGTAGGTCTTATGAAGTACATCATATTGATGGAAATCATAATAACAATGAAATTTCTAATTTACAATTGGTTACTATCCAAGAACACTATAATATCCATTCTTTGCAAGAAGACTGGAATGCGTGTGTACTTATAGGTTTAAGGTTGAATAAAACCACAGAAGAAATATCAAAACTTAATAGCATGGCCGCTAAAAAAAGAATAGAAAACGGTACGCATCATTTTCTTAAGGGAGGTCCGAGAGAAGATTTGAAGGGTGATAAAAACCCAATGAAAAATCTCATTACTGCTAAAAAAGTCGGTGATTCGACTAGAGGTAAAACTAAAAATTGGACCGAGAAAAGAACACAAGCGGATCTCAACAGAAGAGGTAAAAAATTAAATTATACTCCTGAAGGGTTAACAAAACAAACAGAAAGTAGAAGAAACCAATTTTTAATGAATAATCCAACCAATATAAAAATGACATGTATTCATTGTGACAAGACGATTGATAAACCAAATCATACTCGTTGGCACGGTGATAATTGTAGGAGTAAACAATAATGTCCTATGTGGATGCGATACACAGTCGGGATGAAGATAGAATTTATGTAGTTGAACGAGGTACTGACGGTAAGCGTCATTACACTGAATATCCTGCCAACTATGTTCTCTATTATCCTGATCCAAAAGGTAAGCATCGTAGTATCTATGGTAATCCTGTATCTAGATTCAGTACACGCAAGCGTCAAGAATTTGAAAAAGAACGTAGAATACTTAGTGGGAAAGAACTTTTTGAAAGTGATATCAATCCAGTATTTCGTTGTCTAAGCGAAAACTATTTGGGTGTTGATGCACCTAAACTTCATACTTGTTTCTTTGACATTGAAGTAGACTTTGATCCAGAGAAGGGTTTCAGCCCTACTAGCGATCCATTCAATCCAGTAACTGCAATCAGTATGTATTTGGATTGGCAAGACACATTGATAACATTGTGTATTGCACCCAAACACATGAGTGATGAAACAGCATGGGAAATCACCCGAAGATTTGAGAACACATTGCTTTTCAAAAGTGAAAAGGAAATGTTTGATACATTCTTTGAATTGATTGATGATGCAGATGTGTTAACTGGTTGGAATTCAGAAGGATATGATATACCATATATGGTTAATCGTGTCACCCGTGTAATGAGTAAAGACGATACCCGCAAATTCTGTTTAATGGGTCAACTACCCAAGCCAAGAGAGTATGAACGATTCGGTAAGTCAGAAATGACTTACGACTTGATTGGTCGTATTCATATGGACTATCTTCAACTTTACAAGAAATACAACTATGAAAGTCGCCATAGCTATAAACTAGATGCTATTGGTGAAATGGAAGTTGGTGAAAACAAAACACAATACGAAGGTACACTTGACCAATTGTACAACAAGGACTGGGAAAAGTTCTTAGAGTATAACCGTCAAGATACTATGTTGCTGGTTAAGATTCATAACAAATTAAAATTCTTAGAATTAGCTAATCAGTTGGCACATGAGAATACAGTATTACTGCCAACAGTAATGGGTTCTGTAGCTATGATTGAAATGGCAATTTTTAATGAAGCGCATGAACGAGGTTTAGTTGTCCCGGATAAAAAACGAAGGAAAGAAAATGCAGAAGATGTCCAACAAGCGGCAGGTGCCTATGTTGCTACGCCCAAAAAAGGTATGCACGAATACGTCGGAGCAGTTGATATCAACTCGCTCTACCCCTCGGTTATTAGAGCCATCAACATGGCAGGCGAAACCATCATTGGTCAAGTCAGACAAACACTAACTGACAAATACATGACGGATAAAGGTCAAAGACTTGCATCAGAAAAGAAACGCCACAAAGAGGGCGATGATGCAGTTACTGGCAGTATTCTGTGGGAAAATCTATTTGGCGCATTAGAGTACACTGCAATTATGAATCAAGAACGGGGTACTATGCTCACACTTGATTATGAAGATGGTCGTAGTGAGGAAATGAGTGCGGCAGAGATATGGAAACTAATCTTTGATAGTCATAAGCCCTGGATGCTTAGTGCAAACGGTACAATCTTTACATACGAGAAAGAGGGTGTTGTACCTGGATTGCTAACTCGTTGGTATAGTGATCGTAAGGAAATGCAGAAGAAACTAAAAGAAGCAACGACCCAAGCTGACAGGGAGTATTGGGATAAGCGACAACTGGTACGCAAGATTTTGCTTAACTCTGCATATGGCGCACTGTTGAACGAGCATTGTCGTTTCTATGACAAGCGTATCGGTCAAAGTGTTACACTAAGCGGCCGTCAGATTGTCCGTCATATGATGAGCCAAATTAATGAATGTGTTACTGGTGAGTATAATCACGAAGGACAAGCAATTGTGTATGGTGATACTGACAGTTGTTATTTCAGTGCTTACCCTGTGTTACAAACACAAATACAGAATGGTGAATTACAATGGGACAAAGAATTGTGCATTTCATTATATGATAATATTGCTGACCAAGCGAATGAGAGTTTTCCAGCATTCATGGAGAAAGCATTTCATGCACCTCGCAAGAATGGTGCAATCATTAAAGCTGGTCGTGAACTGATTGGTGACCGTGCTATCTTTATTACAAAGAAACGCTATGCTATCAATATCTTTGATAAAGAGGGCAAGCGTAAAGATAAAGATGGCAAAGCAGGTGATGTTAAGGCTATGGGTCTTGATTTGAAACGAGCAGATACTCCTAAATATATACAAGAATTCTTAATGGGTGTACTAGAAATGGTTATCCAACAAGGTAAAGGTCGTGCAGAAGTAGTTGATAAAATCAAAGAATTTAAACGAGTACTAACTAAACAGGATAGCTGGACTAAAGGCTCACCAAAAGGTGTTAACAAACTAACAATGTACGGTGATCTAGAAGCTAAGAGTACCACTGGTCGTGCTAATATGCCCGGTCACGTTAGAGGTTCATTGAACTACAATTATCTACGCAAAGTTAATTCAGATAATTATAGCATGAAAATTGTTGATGGTATGAAAGTGATTGTTTGTAAATTGAAATCAAATCCATTAGGTTTCACAAGCATAGCATACCCTACAGATGAACTACGATTACCACAATGGTTTACTGAACTACCATTTGACGATGAAGAAATGGAAAAGACACTGGTAGACGAAAAGATTGAAAATTTACTAGGTGTCTTGGGTTGGGATATACGAGATAGTACAGATGTTAAATCAACATTTGATGACTTATTCTCATTCGGTTAAATTAGTGTTGACTTGTGTATTATATTCCATTATAATGCACAGATAGAACACCTAAATAGTGTTATACATACAAAGGAAAGAAATGAAAGACATTTTACAAGATATTATTGCACATACTAGTGCATTGGGATTTATTGAACTAGTTAAAATAACTGGTACTGATACTGAAACAACTATCAATGCTATTGCAGAAGATAAGAGTGTTATTCTAAGTGGAACATTTAAGAATCCGCATCCAGAGTTTATCGGCGTGGTTGGTATGCCTAACCTAGGTAAACTTAAAACTATTCTTAGTTTTGATGAATATGATGAGAAGGCTAAAATCAATGTAGTTAAGGGCACACGTGATGATCCTAACGCACTGAGTAGCATTCACTTTGAAACAGTAAGTGGTGATTTCGTTAATGACTATCGTTTCATGGCTCAAAGTGTAATTGAAGAAAAAGTTCGTTCAGTAACTTTTCATGGTAGTGGTTGGGATATTGAGATTCAGCCTAGTGTTGCTAGTATTCTACGTTTGAAGAAACAACAAAGTGCTAACAGCGAAGAAACTAAATTCAGAACAATGGTCGAAGATAATAATCTAAAAGTTTATTTCGGTGACCCATCGTCACACAGTGGTAACTTTGTGTTTGAAAGTAATATCACTGGGAAAATCAATGACAAGTTTCTATGGCCTGTTACACAAGTTTTAAATATTTTAAATCTAACTGGTGACAAAACTTTGCGTTTAAGCAATCAAGGTGCAATGGAAATCACAGTTGATAGTGGTCTTTGCGATTACAGATATTTGCTACCTGCACAACAAAAATGATTAAAAGTATTACATCATCAGGACGTTATATACAAGTCAATGGAACTAACACAAGTACATATGTAAACGGGTATGGTGGTTTACAAGGTGTAGGTAATATGCGATATAACACTACTAATCAAAATACAGAAGTATTTGATGGTAATAATTGGATAACACTTAACATGTCTATCCCTTCAATCGGTCTTACTTATGAAGCAGAAATGTTACTTGATTGGGCAAGAAAGAAGATGAATGAAGAATTAGAACTTGAACATCTTGCTAAGAACAATCCCGCAATTAAAGATTTGGTTGAGCAAGTTAAAATTAAACAGGATCAAATCAAAATGATTCAAAATCTTATTAAAAAAGAAGATGAATGGATGGGTGAAAGCGAATCAGTACAAGCAGGACCTTAATGGAACAATCAAACTTATCCAATCAACATAACCCTGAGTGGGCATTGTTCTTACCCGCAGTTAGTAGTTTCTATATTAGTGGCTTAGGTAAACAACGTAAGGGTGAACCTTACTTTGACCCTGCACGTATACCCGCAGGATTTAACGGTGATGTAGAGAAACTTAACTTTCTTAATAAGAAAGAAGGTTTGTACTATTACGAATGGGGTTTGTATTCAGCTGGTCATGCTAACTTAGATACAACAGTGAATGACAATTCAGAAAGCATCATTCGTGAACGTGACCCACATACATTCATGTTGGGAGACTCAGGTGGATTTCAGATTCTAAAAGGTCAATGGCCTGCTGACTGGAAGAATCCTAATTGTCCTAAGGCAATGGAAAAACGTAAGATAGTATTGAAATGGATGGACACATACATGAACTATGGAATGTGTTTAGATATCCCAAGTCAATCCGAAACAACCTTTCATCTTAAGGACAAGCAAGGTAATAGTGTGCATGGTATTCAAAATGTACAAGATGCTATTACTGCTACACATATCAATAACGAATACTTTATCAATAATCGTTCGGGTAAATGCAAATTCTTAAATGTATTGCAAGGTCGTACTCATACCGATAGTGATAAATGGTATGACGAAATGAAAAAGTATTGTGATCCAAACATCTATCCGGACACTCACTTCAATGGCTGGGCATTCGGGGGACAAACAAAGATTGATATTCATTTAACATTGCGTAGAATGGTTGATATCATTTATGATGGATTACTACAAGAAGGTAAACACGACTTGATTCACTGTTTGGGTGTATCCATACTTGAATATGCTGTATTGTTTACTGATATACAAAAAGCAATTCGTAAGTATCACAATCCAAAACTACAAATTACATTTGACTGTGCAAGCCCATTCTTTAGTGCGGCTAAAGGATTAG